TGTGCTTTTTTAGCCGCTGCCTCTCTAGCTTTTCGTTCTGCATCAATAGCTGCTTGTCGTTTTTGTTGCGCTAGTCTTTGACGATACTCAGGAATTCTTTCTCCTTGAAGTATTCCAGGATACCTTTGTTGTCGAAGTGCCTGTGCTCTATCTCGTCTGTCTGGACCTTCACCTTTGCCTTTAGGTCCTCCAAAGCCGCTAGGTTTATTGAGACCGCCTGCAGAAGACATTCCTGCACTTGTATAACCTCCGCCGTTAAGGCTTGGTAATCCGCCGGGTCCTTTATTTGCTTTACCTTTTAAAGAATTATGTAAATCCAAATCTATTAAAAGGTCTTTTTCTTTTTTAGTAATATAAGAAAGTTCAGTTGCCGGATGATTAGGAGATGATTTCCATTTTTTAGGAACGCCAGAAACCGTAGGTTGTTTACCTAAATAATTTAATGTTTTTCCTTGTGTTACAGCTTTTGGTTTAGCCATTATCGCCCTCCTCGCATCATCATACTAAAAGGATTGACATTCGTCATCGGATTAAATTTAGCAGGTAACGCTGCAAGACCGCCGTTTGCAAAAGTAGTGTAAGGTTGAATTTCATCAAAGTAATTTAAATCATAACCTGAAAGCACTGGTTCTTCTTCAATTTCTTCTTCAATTTCTTCTTCATTTATTGAAGTTTCATCTGTTGGATATAATACTTCCATAGTGCTTGGTCCGCCATTGCCACCGCCCATTTCTCTTTCTAAACCTGATTGTTTCGCAAACATAGGGTCAATTGTAAAAGTTGGCATGTCTGGGTTTATTCCAAAAAAAGCGCCAGCCATTCCTAAATATTTACCCACGCCAGGAAGTCCATACATTGCACCGACAGTATTAACAGTTCCCATTTTTTGGCCGCTAATTCTATCATAAACAGTATTACCCGCTTGATAATAGTCAGAAAAATTTCCTGTAAAAACATCTGGGTTTTGTTCGTAAACTTGAGCTAGTTGACGATTGGGAGACAGCTCCATTAGTTTTTCATTATATTGAGTTTGAACTTGTGATAACTGTTCTGCAGATAAATCATCTTCTGTGTTAAGAGCATCAAATTGTTCTTGAGCGGCAACCATTTGATCAAACGCGTCAGAAGATTGATTTGCACCAAAATTTCCTTGAGCTGCTGCTAAATTAGCACCTGCTTGAATAGCTTGTCCTTGTTGTTGAGACATTCCAGATGCTCCAAAATCTGCGCTACCAAAATCTCCCTTTTCTGCTGCGCCCATTGCTTCGCCGCTTCTAAAACCTCCGTACTTTCCTCCTCCACCAAAATCATTGTAGTTAGGAATATTTTTTATTTCAGGTCCTGTGTGTGGCGGGTTACTGTCATACATGTCAACTTTTTTAAGAAGCTTTGCTTCATCAGGAGTAATGTATGCAAGTTTTACAAAATGTTCTCCCTCACCAAACTCACGAGGAACATCGTTTACCATCGGGCCTACATAACCAACTTTTTTCTTTAAGTTTTTTAAATTAGACACTACTTAGCTCCTCCGTTTGGTCGCATAATATTAGCTGTAGTTTTTTCCATGTTTGCTGTAATTTTTTCTGCTTTGTCCATAACTTTATTTATAGAGTCTTTTTCTAACTTTTCTACAGCAATAGCTGATCGAATAGAAACAGCATCTTTTTGTTGATCAATTTTCTCACGATCTACTTTAGTGTTAGTAGCTAGCTTTTTCTTCTCAAGGCCAAGTTTTTCATTTGCTTCTTTACCTTTTCGTTTGATGTCTTCTTCTCTAACTTTAAGTTCGTCACGTTTTAAATCAATTAATGGATCAGCCGCAGTTTGTTTTAACAACTGTTCATACTGTGCTACAAACTCTGCGATTAATTTAGATTGAAGTTCTGCAACGCGTGCCTGCATCTCCATCATCATTTGTTGCTGCATCATTTGCTGTTGTTCTGGTGGTAACTGCATCATTTGCTGTTGTACTTCTGCTTGTATTTGTTCTTGAGCTTTTAATGAAATGTGTTGCATAATGTGCGCTTGTAAGTTCGCCATAACAATAGGACTCGATTTAACCACTGTACTGTGCATCATAGCAAAGTGTGATTCTATGTGAGCGTCATGATTTTGCCCTTGGAATGCTTGCGCAGTTGCACCTGCAAGTATCTCTGCGTTTTCTGTTGCTGGATCTTTAGGCATTGGTTCTTGTGGTGGCGGCAACATTGCTTCAATATTTTGTACACCCATTGCTTCGTACATTCTTCTGTATGCTTCATGCACGTTGTGCATTTGTGGTGCTGCTTGCGCTAATTGTAATTGTTGTTGTGCTAGTGTTACACGTTGAGTAACAGAAAAAATATTAGGATCTGATACAGGGATCACATCAATACGTGCATCAAAGTCTTGTGCTTTGACTGCTTGGTTTCCACCAACAATTTGATACGGATAAACTGGTGGCAATGTTTCTGCAAATAATTGTGCGAGTAATTTAAATTCTTTACCTTGTGCCATGTGCATTCTTTTATGAATAGCGGACATAACTTTCATGCCACGCTCAAGGAGCGCCATAGTTGTACCAACAGGATTAACTTCATTGCCCTCACCAAGTTTCATATCAGCTACAGCTGCAAAAGATTTACCACTGTCAATTACAAAACCAAGTAAATTAAATAAAGTTTGTGATGGTTCTTTGTAAGGTAGAGTCATTAAAGATGACGCAAGATCACCCGCTGGTGCATCTACATCTCTAAATTCACCAGGTACTAGTGGCTGGTCATCGTCCCTGATTCTAAGGCCACGAGCTTTAAAACCTGCTGGTAAGTTGACGAGTGTGCCGGCATCGATAAGCTGTCGTAGTACAGAGGTTGCGGTTTTTGTGAGACCACCCAACATATGGATAAGACCAAAACCATAAAAACCAAGACCTGGCAGAAACTTATAATGTACGAAGTATTGTTTTTTAATTTTAAGTGGATCAGTTTCATTCCAGTTTCTTCTTATAGAAAGTATTTGATTTGAGTTCTCTTCAAGAGTTACAATATACGGTAAACTAATACCAGTCTCTTCACCTGCCTCATTGGCATCTTCATAGCCCGGAAGGTCTAAGTTAGTATGGATCTCGAGTAACGTATAAACATCATCTTTTGTGTAAGCTTTTTTCTTACCATCAAGTTCATCAATTTTTTGTTGGATTTCACTTGGGTCATCATCTGGTGGGTTGCCAACTGCTACGTCACGATAAAATCCAGACACTTGAAACTTCCGTAGATCGTTGGCCATCATCTTTACAACGTGAGTAATTCTAGAACATGTCATTAAATCTGTTGAGTCGTAAGGAACAACTAGATCTTCTGACGATACAAATTTAGCAACGGGTCTACCTAAAGTATTATCGAAATAAACTTTACGAAACGCCGAACCTGACAACGGTAGGTGAAACAACATTTGATCAAGCTCGGGCTCGTATTCTTCCATGATGTGGGTAAGTTGGAAATTCATAAACTCTTTAACACGATTAGACTGTGCATCTATTTGTGGATTAGTTGCACCCATAATTTGTGTTTTTACAGGGCCACCTGCAGGAAATAATTCTTTATAAGATTGTGCTTGGAACTGAGTAACTGATTCTGCAAGTAAAGGGTGGGATACACCTGATGCTCCAGGGAAAGGACTTGTTCGGTCATCGTACTTCATGCCAAGTAAATCTAGTCCTTCAGCATAAGTTGATGACCAATCACTACGTGATTCTTTATCGCCATCGTATGCATCAGAAAGTTCTCTTGCAATTACATCAAGATCACCTTCTCCTAATTGTTCAGCTAAGTTTTCATTGTGCCCGCCCATCATTGTTTGTTGCGGACCAAAATTTATAGTAGCGCCACCATCAGCATCTAGCTGCGGATCGCCATCATCTAATTCTACTTCTTGCGCTCTAATGTCAAACTTCATTTGTTCTTTTAGAGGCATGTCTCTATCTATCGGCATACTACGCCCTTAATGATGCTATTCCCGCACCTTCGTCTCGTTGTCTCATTGATTGAATAATCATAGGACCTTCCATTTTGATAAATTCTCTCAATCCTTCTGGACCTGTATATTTTGGATCTAGTTGATCCATGTCTCGTAATTTATCATATGCTTCTATAACTAAATTAAGCATTGGATCTTCCATTGCTGCAGTTCTTAACATGCCTTCGCTTTCAATCATGTCGCGTAACTCCATTGGATCTGTTTCAAACATTCCAGCAGGATCATCAATCATATCAGTTGGCACTCTCATTTCTTCATCATCAGCAGCCATCATCATATTGCCTCGTGATAATCCACCAAGACCATTTCTTGTATCTCTCATTATTGCCATTAAATCACCTTTTTTGCAGGACGCTTAACGCCCTTTACCTTACCCTTGTTAATACTGGCATAGAATACCTGTTTTCCTTTATCTTTACCATAGTTTTTTTTCATGGACTTTAATATCTTTTTACCTTTTGGGTTTAGTGGCATTTTCGTCTCCTAAATGTTTCCAAAATTCATCCAACGCATTATGCTCACAATTGTTGCAATTGCACCCGTCCGTCCGGCACGAACCACCATTACCACAGTGGCACTCGTGCTCGCAGTGCTTACACGTAGACATTATTCCCCCAATGAAACAATAACTACTTTTTCTTTTTAACAGGTCCACCGCGTTTTAATTTAACGCCGCGACCTCTTAGAACATCTTTTCGAGTTACTTTGCCGTCACCAGTTAAATCAGGAAAGGCTTTGCCTCCCATTTTTCTTTTAACTCGTTTCTTCATTGCAGAGCCGCCGCCTTTTTTTAGAATACGTTTCTTCATTGCAGAGCCGCCGCCTTTTTTCTTAACTCGTTTTTTCATTCCCATCATGTCTGTATCTCCTATAAGATTGTCGTTTTTTTACTGTGCCCTCGTAATAGTCGTTAGGCCAGTGGTCATAATAACCAGTCTTGCGTAAATTGTCACTAGCTTTTTCTAATTCATCAAACTTTTGTATCAACACCATCATAAAGTTATGTTCTGGTTGCCATTCTCCTG